AATACTACACCACAAAAGAAAAGCTAACTGAGGTTAAAAACAATGAGTAAAACAGTAATGCAGAAATTGAATGAGGGACGCCAATTCCGCAATATTGACGTTTCCAACATTGAGCATCGGACCGCGGAAGACGGCGCGTTATACGTCGAGGGATATGCAACGGTGTTCGATACGCCGTATTTGCTGTATGAAGAAAACGGTTGGAAGCTGTATGAAGTCGTCGAGCGTGGCGCGTTTGACGATGCGGACATGTCCGACGTAGTCATGCAGTACGACCACGAAGGACGCGTATTTGCCCGAACAAGCAACGGAACGCTGGAAGTTGCGCCGGACGAAAAGGGGCTGCACATCCGCGCACGCCTTGACGGTACGGAACTAGGCAAACAGATTTACGACGAAATCGCCGGCGGCTTTACAAATAAAATGTCGTTCGGCTTTACCATTTCCAATCTCGCAAGAGAACGGGAAGAAACCGAAAACAATGTGGTTGTTACGCATCGCATAAAGGGTGTGCGCAAACTGTTCGACGTGTCGGCGGTTAGCGTGCCCGCAAACGATGCGACGACGATAAACGCGCGAAACCTCTTTAACGGAGTGAAAGAAGAAGTTACAGCGGAGCGACTGAAGCGCGAGAAACTGAAAACCCGTATCAAATTGGAGAATATCAAAAATGAATTATTCCGAAATGACAATTGATGAAATCCGCGAAGCACGAAACAAGCTCGCCGGCGAGATCGAAACCGCCGACGCGGCAAGGCTTGACGAAATCAACGCGGAACTCGACGCGATCTCAAAAGAGATCGAAACCAGAAAAGCAACTGAGAACAAGCGCAAAGAGCTGCGCGGCGTCGTCGCTTCCGGCGAGGGCGAAACGGTAAAGGAGTTTACAAACATGCCTGAGAACACTGTTAAGACCGTCGAGGAAATCAGAAAGAGTGCCGAATACATCGACGCTTTTAAAAAGTACATCATTACCGGTTCCGATAAGGAATGCCGTGCGCTTCTTTCCGTGAACGCCCAGGCTAGCGAGGGCAACAGCAACACGGTGCCCGTGCCTACTTTCATTGAAGGGCGCGTGCGTGCCGCGTGGGAAAAGTCCGACCTTCTGCAGTACATCACCCGCACCTATGTCCGCGGTAATGTTGGCGTTGGCTTTGAGGTTTCCGCAACTGATGCCGCCGTGCATGCTGAGGGCGCTGCAGCTCCTGCAGAGGAACAGCTTGTACTTGGTGTTACTAACCTTGTGCCGCAGAGCATCAAGAAATGGATTCGCATTTCTGATGAGGTTCTCGACCTTGCCGGAGATGAATTCCTTACATATATCTACGACGAGCTGACCGCAAAGATTATCAAGGCGGCAAAAGCCCAGGTTATTACGGCGATTACCGAAGCACCGGCGGCGACTTCTGCAAGCGGAATCGGCGTGCCTACGATCGCCGGAACGCCCACGCTTGACGTTATCGCGAAGGCTACCGCGCTTCTTTCCGACGACGCGGAGAACCTTTGTGTTGTTATGAACCGCGCGACGCATCCGGCATTCATTACCGCTATGGCGTCCAACGGCTACATGTTCGACCCGTTCGCCGGCTACAATGTTGTGTATGATAATACACTTCCGGCATTCAGCGCGGCTGCATCCGGCAAGAAATGGCTGATTGTCGGCGACCTTCGCGGCGTGCAGGCAAACTTCCCTAACGGCGACGCTGTCCGCATTAAGTATGACGACCTGACGGAAGCGCAGGCGGACCTTGTTAAGATTGTTGGACGTCTGTTCGTCGCAATCGGCATTACTACGCCTGGGCGCATCGCGGCTGTTACGAAGTAATAAACACGGATTCGAAAAGGGGGCGCGCAAGCGTCCCTTTTTCATGTGGTGAAAAGCATGGTTGTTACGACCGATTTAATAAACGCGGCGAAGCTCGCGCGCCGTATGACAACAAACGCGTTTGATTCGGAAGTTGCGCGACTTCTCACGGCGGCGTTGCGTGATTTGTACGTTGCCGGTGTTGACCTTCCCGAAACCGCGTCACCGCTTGCGGTTCAGGCGGCAATAACATATTTCCTTTGCCATTTCGGAGAACCCGACAACTACGACCGTTTAAAAGCAAGTTATGACGAGCAAAAAGCGCAGCTTGCAACGCTTACGGGCTTTACAACGTGGAGCGTAATAGACGACGTGACCGAACCGGAAGCAACAACGTTTGATATCACCGTCATTAACGGCGCTATTCAGGAAAGCGGCGCGGACATTCTCGCGGCGTATAAATCCGGCGCGGATTTGCGGTTGATCAATGAGAACAAAATCATGTATGCGACCGCTTACGACATGACCGGCGAAACGCTGTCAGTTGAGTTTAGAGGCGGTGCCGTGCTTTATAAGGTGCGCGCAACCGAGACAACAATAGAGTTGCGAACTGATACCGCGTACACGGGCGACCGGTCCGTATGGATACATGGAACGGTGAACAATGGATAGAAGCGACGTTATAACGCTTGTAAAAGAGGCGTACACGAAAAACGAATACGGTGTGCAGATTCCGACGCCGACACGGCGCGAGGTATTCGCCCAGGTTGACAGCGTGACCGCCAACGAGTTTTTCGAGGGCGGGCGAAACGGCTTAAACCCTGAGTACCGATTTACCATGTTCGCGCCGGACTACGACGGCGAACGCGTCGTAGAGTATAACGGCAACGCCTACGCGATCTATCGAACATACGCCGGACGCGACGACACGTTGGAGTTGTACGCCGAACGGAAAGGCGGCACGAATGGCAGTAATTAACAGCTCTACATTCAATTTCGCGCAGACCGTCGAACACGCTTTAACCCGTTACGGTTATGTCGTTTATGACGCGCTCGACGACGCCGTGAAAGAGACAAGCGCGGAAGCGGTTAAACGGCTTCGCGCATCGTCTCGCGCGGCTTTCGGAAGCGGTGATTATGCGAAAGGTTGGACGCGGACACTTAACCAGGGACGCGTGCACGTTGACGCGAAGATACACGGACGCAAACCGACTTACATGTTAGCGCACTTGTTAGAGTACGGACACGTTAAAGCAAACGGAACAGGGCGCACCGGCGGACGTGTCGACGCTAGATCGCATATCGCGGAAGTAGAACAATGGGCAAACGATGCAGCTATCGACCGCTTTATCAATAACATGAGTGCTTACTAATGACATACCAGGACTTACAAACGCTCGCCGCGTCGGTTGGGCTTGAAACCGCATATTATCAGTTTGAAGACGGCACCGGACGCGAGCCGCCTTTTTTAGTTTGGCATATACCGTCAAACAATGACATGTATGCGGACAATATCAACTACCAGGAAATACCACACGTTGTTTTCGAGCTTTACACGAAATACAAAGATTTCGAACTCGAAAACCGCGTAGAGGATATCTTAACCGGCGCGGATTTGTCGTATACGAAACAGGAATCGGATATAGATTCCGAACACATGCATTTAACCATTTACGAATTCGAAACCATCATAACGAGGTGAAAAAATGCCTACAAACGCACAGAACAAAATTAAGTACGGTTTGAAAAACGTACATTACGCCGTTGCGACTATCGCGGCGGATGGCAGCGCGACTTTTAGCACGCCGGTCGCTTTTCCAGGTGCCGTTTCCCTGTCTGTTTCGCCGGAAGGCGACAGAACGCCGTTTTATGCAGATAACGTCGAATATTGGGTAGGAACGAGCAACAACGGCTATTCCGGTTCGCTTGAGGTTGCCCGCGTGATCGACAGCTTTAAAACCGACGTTCTCGGCTATACGTCCGATAACAAAAAGATTATGTACGAAGATGCCGACGCGGAAGCCGTGCACTTTGCGTTAATCTTCCAGTTTGAAGGGGACAAGAACGCGACGAGGCATGTTCTCTATAATTGCACCGCTTCCCGCCCGACCGTCGAGGGCAACACGAAAGCGGAAAACGTGGAGCCGCAGACGGAGTCCATTGACATTTCGGCGTCGTCGATCTATGTTGCATCGCTCGACAAGAACATC